TACTTTCTTATTAGACTCGGTTAATATTGATTCAGCAGCTCTCCAAGTGGCTCTGCCTGCTTTTTCTAATTGTTCATCGACTACATCATCAAACCAGTTGAACTTTGCCATATAATCACCTACCTCAGCATTATTTCTACATTTGACAAGTTGCCAGTTAATGCGTTATCATATCTATTAACAGCAATAACTTCTGTTGTTTCACCTTTAACTTGCACTTCCGACTGCTTTTTAGGTTTAATATCAGCAGAAGTGTGCAATTGTGAAGGTGATGTAATTTCATTTCCTTCTTCATCAAATGTTATTTTCTTCTTATGCACAAAATAGCAGTTTATCTCATACGTGTCACCCCAGACTGGGCCATAAGCACCCTCGCCAAGATAAGGCTTAATTGTAGCTGTATGTGGTTGTGCTGATTTAGGTAACTTCATCGTACATCAACACCTCTGTATAAATAACCATTAAGCATTAATAATTGTCTGGCTCTAGGTGCTAATTCTGGAGGACCACCACCTGCATTTTGTCCTCTATTGCTCGCTGAAAAAGGACCAATACTTATTTCAGAGAAGAATTGTTGAGTGTTAAACTCATCGAATTGACTCCACCATTCATATTGCCTTACAGTAGCCTTAGACGCTGTTTCTCCGGCAATTATCCTACCTAATGTGTAATAGTCTATCAAGTCGCTTGCTCTCTCTAATAACCTATTAGCGTCGTCTGGTAGGTCTGCTTCTAACACTCCTAAATAATCAGCTAATTCTGTTATTGTTGCGTATGCCATTTAACCACCAACTTTCAACAAATTAATTAATTCATTTCTTGTCAAAGTTGAATAACCTTTCAATTCTCTTTTTTTAGCATAATCTTTTAAGTCTTCTACAGTTAATTTTTCTACATTTTCAAATTTTTCATCTTTTTGCAATCGCTTAATTGTATCTTTGTGTTCTACATTGTATAAATTACCGTCACTTCTAATAAATATCATTTAATCACCTCAATTATAGAGGCGGGTTTTGCACCCGCCATATAAATTATTATTACTTAAGTTCAACTACTGCGACTTTGATATCAGCTACAGCACCTGTAAAAGCAGTTCCATCTGGATCAGTCAACTCAAGAGTGACTTCACCATTAGCATCTTTTACAATTCCACTTTCTACTTCACATAATACAGTAGCTCCCGCTGGCACAGATACAGCTTGGTCGCCATAACCATTTTGCACAAAATCACCTGCGACAAATGTTGCTAATGCATCATTAACTGCATCAGTATTATCGACTAACACAACTAGCTTTTCATCTGCGACACCATATTTAAAAGTCTGTGTTGCACTACCATCTTCATATCCTACATTTACTCCACCATTAAGTGAAGCTTCTACATTTGTTAATGTTGCCATTTATATTCACTCCTTATTTTTATTATTACTCAGCTGCAATGTTAATGCTATTCCGCAGCAATAGTTAAATCAATGTTAACTAATTCATCTGGTCTGATTACTTTTCCGCCGTATACATATAATCCTCTAACTGCGTCAGAGAAACTATTTTCTAATCTTAAGCTTTCTGTATCCAGAATCTGCTCAACAAAAGCTAATGCCCTATAGCTACCAGCCATATCATTAGTAATGTTGTTAGATACAAATACATCAAAACCAAGTGCACCTGTTACCGCACCCGCGCCAAGTGCTGAAATGTTATTAGTAGATGTGTCAATTTCAGCTAGCACCATTTTTTGATATGTTGCTGGTTTAACTACCATCCATTTTGGCGAATCAGCTGGAACATTATTTTCCTGCAACCTTTTAGCAACTTCTGTTATTGTTTCATATACAGCCACAGAATTAAAAGCACCTTCTGTTACTGTAATTCCTGCATCAGTGTAAAAACCTGCAAGAAATTGGTCAGAAGCATCTGATAATCCATAACTTGCTTCACTCATTGCTTCATCCATCTGATTTGCGTTAGATTGAGCTGCATCAACATCGTCAACTTTAAACGCAAAATACTTCTCTTGGTCAACTGTTAACTTGACGCTTGCGTCCTCTAATTCTTCATAATTAATAGAACCAGTATAATCATTAACTGTCACTCTGCCGATAGAACCAATCTTGACACTATCACCTGCTGCTGTGATATTACCTTCGTATTCTCTGTTAGCAATACCTGCCAACACGTGTGATTTTTGTAGATTACTTAATAGTCTTGCTCTCCAAATTGTTGGTTTGAAATTTTCAATAGCCATTTAATATTCACTCCTTATTTTTGTTGTTGTGATAATACTTTACTTACAGCTTCCCAATTGTCATTAATTTCTTCTTCTGTCATACTGTCAACTTGTTCCATTGTAATTGTTGTGCCACCTTTGTTTCCACCTTTGAAATCATCTCCAGCTGATGAAGAATCATTTTCTAACTCAAACAAGTAGTCATCATTTTCTTTCAATGATTCCAGTTGGTCTTCTAAACCTTTAACACCATCATCAGTTAATTCAACTTTGCCCATTTCTAATAATGCTTTAACCGCTTTAGGATTTTTAGCTTTATTTTTCAATAGAGCTTTATCAATCTCGGAATCCAACTTCTGTTGCTCTAACTTTTCCTGCAATTCAGTTTTAGTTTTCTCATTTTTTTCTTGTAATTCTTCAATCTTAGATTTTAACTCTTTGCTAGCATTAGTATCCTCTTTAAGTTGCTCAATTTGTTCATCACGCTGACTAATTTGTTTCTCTAAGGCTGTAACCTTATCTGACTTTTCATCAAACTTTTCTTTCGGGATGTAGTTCCCATCGTTAACGATTAATTTTGTGTCATCATCCAACTTTTCATTCACCTGTTCAAATAATTCTTCACCTAATAATTCTTTCAAACTCATATACTTCCACTCCTTATATTCTGATTTAGCGTTTATGCAGGTTCGCTCTCTGCGTCAGTCTTTGTTCTTTAGGCTCTGCAAATACCAAAAAAGAGCGGGTGTTATCTAGCTTGTGTAATCTGCTCTCGTTCATACTTCCTATACCTGCCAGTATCATCAATAAAATCTTTTTGCTTTTCTTGCCATTTTTGTCTATAACTTTTAGCTTTCTCTAATTCTTCATCAGTCATAGCTGCCACTTCTCTACGCTTCCACTTTCTGATATTTCGTTCAAGGTAACGTTGTTGCTGCCGTTCTTCATAATTTTCTGCGCTATCAACAGGCTCTGGTTTTTCTGTTAATCCTTCTACCCAAAGTGTTGTATTGTGCGTGCAATTAGCGTGAAATAACCCGTCAGCTTCTGCTTCACTAACACTTGGATATCTCTCGTCATCACCACTTATAGAAAGTATCCTACCTTCCCACGGGTCGCATATTGGACAACTTTCTGCATGTGATGAAACAATCACCAAATCCTCACCATTTTGCTGAAACCTATTAAGCGTTCCATCAACTCTAGCTCTAGCAGCTGTGGTTCTCGTTGCCATTTCAGCATAAGTTTTAAGGCTCCAACTTCTACCAGATTTATCAACAAACCCACTAACTCCTCTGTTAGCAAACTCGTTTAATACTCTTTGAGAACCTTCAACTCGTGTTCCACTTCCAGTTAGGACCGTATTAACTCCTCTACTGACAGCTTGCCTATATACATCATCAGCCTGTCTAACCATTCTTAAGTGTGTTCCTTGCAGATTATCTTTGAGTGCTTGAGTATAATTAGCAACTGTAGCTTCATCAATCATGCCAAAATCAGTTGTTATCTCGTTAATTTCATATACTTTCTTCAAATCAGCAACAGCATCTTTTGAGCCTTGATTATACAGCTCTTGTATGATAGGTCGCAATTCTTTCTCTGTATAATTATCCAGCTTAGCTTTAATCTGCTTTTCAATACCACTTCTCAGAGTTTGCAATTCTCTTAACTTTCTCAATTCCCATTGTTCAATTGATAGGCTCTTATCTTTTTTAAGCCTGTTAGCTATCCGCTGAATAATATCTCTTTCAGCTTGAGCATATATTCTACCAACCTCTAGTGTCAATTCGTCTAATTTAGCCATTTAATCACACTTTTTCATAAGTCTTATGAAATATATCTGGTTTACAAGGGTAGAATTCTCCGTTAACACCTTTGATAATGTAATCTCCATCATTAATTTTCATAGCCCCTTCTAATGTTTCAATAAAATATTGGAATTCACCATAACCTAAACTCTCATCATCAATAAAACTTTCTAACTTAGCTGAATTTTCGTTATAATGATATTGGATTGCTTCAATTACAACTGGTTTTTTTCTGTATTTAGAAATTTTTAACACTCCCTTCTAAACTAAATCGTCTGGTTCATTGACTATCATTCCATTTTCCTGCATAATTTTATTTACTTCATTTTCTACTTGCTTTTCATTCCATTGTGGATTTAACTTCCTAACAACCGTATCAATACTCATAGCTTTAGCCTGTGTTAATTTATTAATTGCATCAGCCTGCTGCATCGGGTCGGTCTGCACACTATCTTGAATATTAACCTGTACTTTGTAATCACCATTATTGCTGCCAAACACATAATTGTCAACTTGTAGCATCCAATAGAACATATCCTCTAATGTAGAAGTCCAATATTTAGCTTTTTTAGCAGAAGTCTTAAATGATTTACTCTGCTGCTGTTTAATTTCAGTAGCCGTTGCATTGCTGGTCGAATCTCCTAATCCAAAACTTGCGGGAGAATAACCAGCTCCACTATATGTTTGCTTCATCAATTCCATTGCTGTTTCATAATGCTGCTGTGCTCTAATGTCAAATTGTACCGCAGTAACATCTCCTTGCTCGGCGGCATCTGCTATCCCACCAACTTTTACAAAAACTTCTTTGTCAATATCGTGATATAAATTACCATCACTATCACTTTCTAACATATACTCTGGCACAATAATTCTTCCTCTTGCTATTCTTAAATCTCTCACCCAATTAGTATATGTTTCATCAATAGCATCCATTAATCCAACTATGCCTTGTAAATCACTCTCACCTAGAGCAGAGCCACGCCATAGTCTATTAGGACGCTTATTAGGAACATACCAGGCAAGTATGCTGTCTAAACCATGCTCAATAACTTCTTCCATTCCTGCTGTACTCTCGTGACTCTCAAGTGATACCTTTTTCCCTAGCTTATTAGTTGTACCTTTATATAACTCATTGAATATAATGCCTTTTCTGCGTGTTTCAACTAGACGATAATATAGATTAGTGTCGGGCCGATCAACAACTTTGAAAAATTTAACTTCTTGCAAAAATCCCCACTTAAATGTCCACATCGTATTATCAGGCTGTACCATTATTGGGATAGGAAACTCTTTTACATCATCATCCCAATCTAACTTGACAAATACTCCTCCAATTGCTGAAGAAGTTTCAGCTCCTTCCAGTAATCTGCTGTACACATCGCCTTCTTCAATGATAGTGTCGAGTCTATCTTGAGCATCAACCGCATTATTTTCTGCTGTTTCTTCGTGTGCCTCTGGTATCTTAACATCCGGCATTTCAGAAAATAAGAAGTCAGCTGAAGTAGAAGCAATATCACCCGCTATCGGGACATGCAACATTGTTGCTCTATCGTTATGAATATCCTTCTCCCAAAACATTCCCCGTTTTTCTAAATTGTAATCATTGACAGTTTTCATCTCATAACTTTTGACGCCTAAATAATAATCTAATAATTCTTCAGATGAGCCAGAATACCATGCAGCATACTCTTGCATTTTATCGTGATATTTGTTATATTTATTATCTATCCAATTTGCCATTTAATCACCACCTTTCTAATTGTGTATCATCCTCTTATATATTCTCGGTGTGCTGTTAACTACATATCTGATTAAGTCCATAATATGGTCATTTTCCTTAATTGGCTTATCCTCTCCTCTATCGCTAGCTTTCTCATCCCAACGATATGAATGGAACTCCTCTTTAGCTTTCTCATTATGATTTAACACTATAAATTTGTTAAGTGTAATCAAATTGCTAACTTTTTCTATACCCTCATTGACACTATTATTAGCTTTAGCGATTCGCTTAAATGCTGGAAACTCATGTCTGTGCTGATACAACTCCACTCGAAAACTTTTAGCACTCGGATCAATAAATATCCACTTAGGATTGATATCATGCTTAGTTATAAAGTTTTGCAAGTCTTTTCTATACTGGCTGTTAGCCTTGTCAGTTCCCTCTCTTCCACTATGATAATAAGTGTTAAGTAGATACATCCTATTGTCGCTTCCTATGCCTATATGGCCAAATGCTGTCGGGTTAGCTGCACCGTAATCAATACCAATGAATTCCTGCACAATATCTACATTATTTGGTACTTTGTCAATTATATTATCATCATTGAAAGAAGGATAAACCAATCCCTCTGCAACTACCCATAATCCTCTAATATATCTATCATAATAAACACCAGAATACATACGCTTGTATCTGTCAATAATTTTTTGCGATAATGTTAAGTTATCAGCCATTGTAAAGTGTAAATGGTATATTCTCTTTTCTTCTTTCTTATCAATATATTCTTTCTTCAAAAAGTGATAAGGTGATTCAGGATTACTATTCCACCAATGCTTGCTCCCTTCTACTGAACATCTAGCAACCATCTCATTCACAAAGTTTTCAGGAAACAATTCTACCTGGTCCGCAAAACTTCCAGCCGCTGTCAATCCCTGTAATGTATCTTTGCTACTAACATTATTAGCTCCATACAAGTAATAATAATTTGTGCCAATTTCAATGCGTGGCTCTTCAGTTGAGCGGATATGATTAAACTTTAAACCTTTAGCATTTAATATTTTCTTCATAGGATTGAGCACATTTTTTGTTAAAGCTCCCATTGACTTACCTGCTATGATAAAGTTTTGATTATCAAAGTTAGCAATGGACCAGTCAATAAATCCGCAAATCATCGCAACTGTCTTACCTGCTCTAATACTACCATCAGCTATTACTATATCCTTATCAGAATGCGGTGAGTTATTCATCCACCAACTAAGTAGCTTAACCTGCTTATCTGAAAATGGTTGAAACTTAAATTGTGCTTTGTTATTCCTCATATTCCACCTACTTTATTATATAGTATATATACTATATAATATTATCCTTCTGTTACCTCTTTGCCATCTTGAAATGCGTGTATTTTATAATCATTATGGCATATCCATTCATCTTCTGTTAAGTCTATTTCGGCAATTAAATCTTCATCATTAAAAAGTATATCACCTTTATTGGAATTCTTAGTTATTATAAATTTTGTCGGTGTGTCGCAAGTTTTAATAGCAACAGTTAATTTATCTATATCCATTATTCATCATCCTCCCATACTTCCTCACTTCTACCTCTAATCGCATCAATGTAAACATCTACATCTACACTATCTGGAGCTTCATCATTCTCAACTTGATATTTTAGCTTAAGTAATTGAGTCTTCTTACCTTGCACTCTAGTTAAAGCCTCTTCAATATTAGAAGTGTTTTCAGCTTCAACAGATTGATTAATCCTCTGCATCATCCTTCTAATCCTAATCTCAATCAACTTTATATCATCATCAATTAAATCTATAACTTCATGCTTAACTTTAGGTAATAGTTGTTGTTCTTCATCTGTTAAAGTATCCATCCATATAGTTTCATATTCACCTGTGGAAACAGCGTTTTTATTCTGCTTCATATTCTCTGGCTTCGGACCAGTTGACTTACCACCATGCAACTTACACCTACCTTCACCAGCATGTGATGTTCCCCAGCCTTTAGGCCTGCGGCAAGGTGTGCCAGCTCTAGTAGTAGCACCACAATGCTTATCTTTATCATAGACTTTGTTTCCCACATCACCACCTCTTTTCAATAAAAATTATCGCATTAAAATTATAATTAAATATAAATTCCAAGCAGAAGTACTTATTATCGGAATAATCCCTAAAATTTTAAGTAACCAATTATAATGATACCAGTTTTCTTTTAAATCAATTATTGTTTTTATCATTAAAGAATTGTTAATTACAAGTAATGATATTAACATAAGTAACAATAAATAATACATTCTATCCCTCCTATTATCGCATAGAAAAGGGCACCACATCTGTGGCATCCTAAGTAACATTATATTTTTAAATTTAAATCCTCATTTAATTTAATAGCTTTAGCAATTTTCTTTCCATCAATAGTTACTGAAATATTTAAATCTCTGTATTCTTGTTTTGCTTTGTATTTCCCAGCAAATTCAGCTATAATTTCAACTACATTTTCTTTTTCTCTAAAAGCTATAATTTGATATAAATATTTATTGCTTATATTTACCGCTTCACCAAGATTATAATTGCCTTTATCAGTATAAATTTTAATTTTATTCGGGCAATTAACATAATCTAAATTTGCAATATCATCTCTAATTATTTTTTGCATCTAATCCACCTCACTATAATGTGCTAATCTTAAATCAACTAGCCTGTGCTTGATTATATCACCGCTGATGAAATGTAATATATTATGATCGCTATCTATTTCAGCAAAGTATTCATCAATTACCTGCTTCATATCATCAACAGTTAATCCTTGTTCATCCATAACCT